TATTATCTAATATATTATTACTATTAATGTTAGGAATCCCTTGATTTTCTAGTATATAAGTTTGGTACTTAGTAAGCTTTAAATTATTAATATTAATGCTATAATCATTATTGTCTATAGTAATAATTAAACTATTAACATTATTGGCAATAATTTCCAATAGGGTGCTAAATTTATTTTTATAAGTGTAATGAATAATATTACTACCATCTAATGACACATTACTTGGCAATATTGGATAAATTTTGATAATAGCATTTTCAAATGCTAATTCATTATGCCATAATGGAACATATACATATTCATTGGCTATAGTTAATTTGTAAATATCACTATTTAATAAGTTTGAAATAGTAGGATTAATTATGTATATAGAATTTTTTTCTAAAATGCTAGTAATAAGTTTTTTTAATATACTAACAATCTTATTTGTTAGTAACAAAGAAGTATTAAATTTTGTTAATAGTAAATAAATATCTTCTAATATTATTAATGACAATTTAGAAAATAATGTTTCAATAAATATAGTTAACTGTTTATCGGCTTCTACATTTGATACATTATTATTGTTATTATAATACTTTATAATATAATTTATAAAACTAATTAACAAGTTGTTATAAGAATAGTTTGTGTTTTCATTACTTAAGTCATCTCCACTTAAGTCATCTCCATTTAAGTGATCTTCATTTAAGTCATCTCCATTTAAGTCATCTCCATTTAAGTCATGTTCACTTATTAGTCCTTTTAACATACTAAACGCACAATTAATATTTTGAAATATTAATGTGGAATTTTCAGTATTACTATTTTTATCGGGATGATAAAGTAATGCTTGTATATGATAATGCTTTTTCAGTTCATTATAACTAATATTTTGAATATTTGTTATATTATAATTTTGTATATTCAAAATAACAATAGCATCACTTATTTTCATTTGCTAGCTCTATTAAATATAATGTAAAACTTTCTAAGTGAAAGATTGGTCTATAATTATTATTATAATTTTTGAAAAATATTAAACTATGTATTATCAGATCACATATAGTATTGACGTTAATAATTTTTCTTAATATTAAATTTTGTATTATATAGAAAAAACACTCTTGACAACTTAAGTTATAAATTAATATATCATATAATAGTGTTCTTATATTTCTAATATTATAATTATTGCTTGTTAATGTGGTTATATATGTTTCACATATAGATTTATGATGTTCAATATAATTAATGTTATTAGAAATATCTAATATACTATATATATTTGGATTATTTACTTTATATAAAATACTTTCTGACTCTAATGTAATGTCATTATTTTTTCCTGCAATACTGTCTTCGACAGTCTTGTATTCGAGAGATTGTGATTTAAAAAAAAGTTTATTTGCTTTATTGGATAAAGCATATATATTTTTCTTAGTTAATTTCGAAAAATAAAGAATTTTTGATACATTAATAATTTTATCGGGTATAAAACTAATACATTCTGTTATTATAATAAATCGAATTAATATACTAGAAAATAATTCTTTCTGCATATAATTATATAATAAATCTAGTAAGTCGCAGTTAATTTTATCAAAATTGCGCAACACTATATAGCCTTTTTTTACATCAGAAGAGGCAACAGAGTTATAAATAATATTATATATGTCATTCCATAAACTTTTGCTATTATAAATAAAATTTTCTATATCAATCTCATAATGTATATCGCTAATTTTTATATAGAACTCAGTTTTAGGCACACTTATATAGAGTTTTTTCTCATATTTTAAATTACTAGGACTAAAATATTGAATTAATTTTAAAGCACTCTTATATTTATAAGAGCACGGAGGCCCATAAAAAATGTAGTTGCTAAATTTATCAAATTTAGAAACATTAGTATTTTCATCATTTATTATAGCCAACAATTCTTTATTAAAACTATATACACTGTTGTCATTTATTATTTCACAATAATTTTTTTTTAATGATGTCATACTTATTTTACATTATTAAAATTAATTTAAATATTAATAACTTACTATTTTATAGTAATAGTAAGTTAATGTGTTCTATAAATTCATTTAAATATATTATATAAATTAATTAAAACTAATACTAATTACTATACTAACAGTTAAAGTCAATATTATGATTTGCGAACCATTAGAGAGTATAAATTATGAAGCTATAATTTTAAATGAACCTGTTAAGAATAGCGTTATTCAATACAACTATTTTTACAAACTACTATATTCTACTAATATATTAGTGTTATCTAGTATATTTACTATATTTGAATTAACAAATAGTGTAATAGAAAATGATTCTATTAGTTTTAATAAAAATAATGCAAATTTTGATGTATTTAATAAATTAATAGCACTTGAAGAATATTTATTAAAATTGCTAAATTCACCAAAAACTAAGTTATATAGGTTCAAAGAAATATATGATAATAAGTCTTTAAGATTTGTCTTAAATGAGTCCAATGATATATTATATAACAATATAAATACAATAACAACAAAACATAAGTATTTGGTTTTAAAAATTTCTGGATTATGGGAGTCTAAAGAATCAATTGGACTAACTTTTAAATTTATAGTTGTAAATAAGTATTTACAATTTTATTAACATTAATACTAAACTCTAGAAATTGTAGTTTCATCTGTTGAAAAAAAGACTAAACTAATATGTATCATTACTATAAATACAATATTAACAACAGACAATATATATGTCAACATTTTTGTTAATTCAATAGTTATATCGTCTTTAGAGTCTTTATTATTTAATGTTTTATATAAATAATTACTGATTAAAATTATTTGTACTAATAATAATGTAGACGACATAAATGAATACGTATGATAATCAGGTGTTACTTTATTACTATTTATTCTAGTAAAAAATATTATATTCAAATATATAATATATAGTATTACTAATAAGGTTACAACTATAGGTGTAATCATTCCTAAACTAGAATAGAAACTAACTTTATTCCCAAACAAGCTATCATCATCAGTTTTTCTATTTGTATATGATATTCCGACAAAAATCATAATTGATAATGCTACTCCAGTCAAACCATAACCCCATATTGTTGTAGTTGCTGGTCCAATATTTCCTAATTTAGAATAATTTTCTTGAAAAAATATTTTTATCATTATTCCCGCACAAGCTAATACTATAAGATTCAACAAATCTAAATTATTATTACTACTGATTCCAATACCAAATATATTTAAATCTTGACTTAGTTTAGTTGGTTGATGTGTATCAACTCTTGGTTCTGGTTGATCTGGTTCTTGTCGATCTGGTCGAACTGGTTCTTGTCGAACTGGTTCTTGTGTACGTGGAGTATAAGGACTATCCTGATCTCTATCCCTTTGCCTATGCCTATGCCTATGCCTATTCCCATGTCTGCCCCCATCCCCTTGTCTTTCATGATGCCTATGCCTGTCCTCATCCCCTTGTCTTTCAGGATCTCCACGCCTATGTCTATGAGGGTTCTCTTGAGTACTCATTAGTATAAACAATTATATTATATTAATATAATATAATATTACTTTATTAGTATAAATTTATATTAATATAATATATATAAAGTAATAATGACTTCATATTCAGATAATGTTAACTTTAGCTATTCAATAGATAGTAAAATCTTATTTATTGACAGTAATGATCGCGATATAGCAAAATGGCCTAATTCATCTGAATTTGAAATAACATGCCCACAAGTATATAATAACGTTCAATCATTAAATTTATTAAATATTGTCTTACCAAATACTATATATAATATTAGTGATTATTTACAAAATAATAAATTAGTAATAACTATATCTGGATTAGCAGAACAAATAATAACATTAGAAGATGGGTATTATGATGTTGAAACTTTAAGAAGTTCTTTACAAAATAAAATAAATGAGTTAAGCGGAAATGTTCTTATGTATATTGGATATAATAAAGTAAACCATAAATTCTATTTTGGTCGTAAAAATAATAGTATTCCTAATATTGGTTTTTTTCAACTAAAATTTGATAAACAATTGACTTACTCATCATCGTGTGTAACAAATAGTAATGTATATTCGCAACACAGTAATTGGGGGTTAGGATATATTTTGGGTTTTGATAAAAAAACATATAGTTCAAGAGTTATTGACAGTTCAAATAATTTAAAGTTTGATTATAGTGATATTTCTTGGATAGACACTAGTAATGCGAATGTCATTAGTTCAGTTTATCCACATACATTAGATGCTAATGAAAATATATATATTGAATTGGAAAAATACAATAAATGCGACGACTTAAAACCCTATTTATCTTATAACTATAATAATTCTAATAGCGGGATTGTAAATTCAGCATTTGCTAAAATTCCACTTCATGCAGCAAACAGTGGGACAAATACTGCTTTATTAGATCATGAGATTTCGTCTTGTGTGAGCTATTTTAAACCACCTATTGAAAAAATAGCAAAATTAAAAATAAAGATTAGATACCATAATAATATGCTTGTAAATTTACAAAATGCTAATATATCATTGAGCCTAATTATTAATCAAGTAAGCAAAGAATTTGCACCATTAGTGCGTTAACGCGTTATAGCAATTTTCACACAAAGGCACATATTCATGTATTCCAATTAATATTTGTATATCACTATTGACAATACGATGACTGTATTTAGATAGTCCATCACATAAATCATTACACAATTCATTTACACTATTATGACATAGTCCAGTTAATGGATATATTTTAGAAGCATAAGGAAGTAAATTCATCATTGTTCCAAAACTATCTCTCTTATAATCTAAATCAAGACCACATAAAATAACAGTTTTCTTCAAATTAGCATTTAAAAACAATACCCATTTATCAATAGACTCAAAAAACTGTGCTTCATTTATAAAAATAAATTGCGCATTTAAAATAATGTTATATGTTTCACCAGTAATAAACTGTTCCATACTTTTTACACAATAACATTCAATAGATTGTTTATTATGACTAACTATAACGTTTTCACCATAACGATTATCAAGCTCATAATTAATTGCAATACATTTGTCTTTTCCGTAATTTTTTACATATAAGTTATAAAGTTCAACTAATTTAGTAGTTTTTCCAGAAAACATAGGTCCGTAAATAATGCTAATAAATGGACTATTAATGTCCTTCATAGTGTGTTAATATTTTATAAATAAATAAATAAATTGTAATTAAGTATTAATAATCACATATTTCAATTTTTTATAATATAATATATTAATATAATATACTATATTAATAATGAATACATCCACTTGGACCGATGATATTGATGCTGTGCTAAATAACATTAGAATAAATTGCGTTATATTAAACAAACTACACAAACAACGCTATTTTGAATTAAAGTCTACATTAAAATATTACAGGTTACCAGTTATTATATTAAATGGAGCAAATAGCATAATAGCAGTTGGTTTACAGCCTTACGCCGACCAAGGAACAATTAGTTTATCAACTTCTTTAATAGCCTTAACTTGCGGTATAATTGGATCAATCGAGTTATATTTTGGAATACAAAAGCGACTTGAAAATGATATGATAAGTCAACGTGATTATTATCTTCTCTCAGTTGATATATTTAAAACATTAAGTTTAAATAGGGAAAATAGACCTGTTCCCGCAAAAGACTTCCTTGAAAAGTCTTACAATACTTATACAAAATTGATTGAAAGTTCATCAGCTCTTAGTAGAGTTAAAGGTGATAAATTAATTCCAATAGAGTTCAACATTAACGATATTAATGAAAATAATGATAGTAATGAAATTATTGTATTAACTCCCAAACCAAGTGGCCGAGTTGATTTGTCAACAGCTGAAGATGAATAATAAAGTATTATAAATTTATAACAATTTTTAAAATGTTATAAATTAAAATTGTTATAAATTAAAATTGTTATAAATTAAAATTGTTATAAATTAAAATTGTTATAAATTAAAATTATTGTTAATAAATGCAGTCAGCTTTTTATAATCATCAATAAATATATTTTTATTGCCTTGATACTTAAATATTATATTGTTTTTTTTTAACTCAAGTTCTGTTGGCGGATATAACTCATTCCAAGCCATTATTATGTCCTTGTCTATAACATTTGAGAGATTTAATAATGGATAACTATATTTCATATACGCAAGTGATCTAGCAATTGTTCCACGAGAATAATTACACGGAACATAAAATTTTTGAGCTGTTGTTTCATTAAAACCATCAACAAATTTCTTATTACTACGTAAATTGTTTGTATAATAATTTGTTAAAACTATATTGTGCATATCTTTATTTGCCTTGTTATAATTTTTTGTAAATGATTGGGGAAAGATATGTTCTGCGCTAAGATTATTATATTTAGTATATTTTAAATTACTAAAATTAGTTAAGTTATTTAAATCACATTCTTGCGAACAGTTACAAAAATCATTATATAAGTCATAATATATATTGTTATTATAATAATATTGTTTTATTGATTTAATAGAATAATATTTTGTAGGCAACACACGAGTAACAGAATTATAATTTCTATTTAGTAAAAAACTAACAAACAATTTAGTTTGAGAGAAGTAGTTAAACAAACGCATATATATTACTTCTTAAAACTAATATATATTTTACTAAATATATAAGTAATAAAAAATGCTAAAAAAAATTGATAACTAAATTTTTTATGAAAACTTTAATAAAATTAATATTTATATTAAATCAATGACAGGTCATACACCTAGCACAGAACAAAATCAAGAATTTTTATCAACTATGCATACTATGATTGATGATTTAGATACTATTTCTCCACACATTGATGAGGTTATTTATGTAAGGTTGGTAAATGGACTACAACGCTTATATAATATACACAATACCGGAACACAAGCAAATACGAGTAATAACAGAGATACTCGGATCCATGAGCAACTTCAAATATTTAATGAAGAAAATAATATAGCCCAAAATATTAGTAGTGCGTTAATAAGACATTATGAACGAGTTAATGACATTAGTGGTATTCCTATAAATGCTTATCCTGTAAATAGTGATAATGCAAATAATCAAAACAATCATAGTATGCATTGGATAGAAGCGGCGCTCAGAGAAGGGATAACGCGAGCATGAGCTTTGTCGGTGAATTAGACTATGATGGCTATATTACATACGATTAAAAATTTAAAAAATGATAAATGATAAAAAATGCTAAAAAAAATTGATAACTAATTTTTTTATGAAAACATTAATATTTATACTAAATCAATGACAGGTCATAGTATTAACGCACAACAAAGTCAAGAATTTTTATCAACTATGCATACTATGATTGATGATTTAGATACTATTTCTTCTAACATTGATGAGGTTATTTATGTAAGGTTGGTAAATGGACTACAACGCTTATATAATATACACAATACCGGAACACAAACATCTAGTAATGTTAGAGAAACTGTTAATCACACTAGGCATATATATCGAGAGAATGTTCAAACTAATAATGAAGTCCAAATTAATAGAATGTTAGCACGTCATTATGGAAGAGTTTATGACAGTAGTGGTGTTCTTATAAATAATGAACCTTATCCTATAAATAATACTATTAATGCTAATGCTCTCAATAACTATGATGTTAGTGCTAATATTATAAATGCTAACCCTAATATCACAAATGCTAACCCTAATATCATAAGTGTTGACGCTAATGCTATTATTAATGAAAACAATGAAGCACATAATCGGGAAACTGCCAGAATTAGCTATGCTGCTCTTTATGGTAATGCGTTTGATTATTGGAATCAAGTTCGTTTTCAACGTGCTAATTAAGCAATTTTATAATATAAAAATGTTGTTGTGCTAAGCAAAATACCACCCCATAATGTGTCTAATAGCACCAATAGTGGCGACCACTCATTAAAAAAAGCATAATTTGTTGTTTCATAAACCCCATTTATTAGCACACCTAATAAAAAGGCATCTTTAACAGGTGCATTTTTTCTTATTATAAAATAATATAATCCGCTAACCAATAATATATAACATGCTAAGGCAGAAACAAATCTAATTTTGAGGTCTGTTTTTTGTATTTTTTTGAATATAGGCAGCATAAAATCTTTAAACACAAATAAATATGTTAAGTCTAATATTAGTAATAACGATGCAATAAGCGCAAGTTTTTTTAACATTTATAATATAATATAATATAATATAATATAAAAAACTATAAAAAACTATAAAAAACTATAAAAAACTATAAAATATAGTGTTAGTTTATAGTTAATATATGAAATCTAGGTTTTTAGCTCTTTATAAAAAAAACAAACTATTATTTGTACTATTTTTATTTGCCATTATATTAATTTTTTCATTTATAAATCAATCTAATGTTTAAATTAATTAAATACCATATTTTTCTTTAATCCATAATTTTAATGCATCAAGACTACAAGTTAAATAATTAGTATCACTTTTAGAATTAAAGCCGTTTAATTTTAAAAATTGCGGTTTTTTCATTTTTTCACTTTTATGAAATATGTAGTCACCATATTTTCCTTTTCTAATTGACATGCTACTTGAAATATGGCGGAGCAAACTATTTGAAACAGGGTCGCATGTTTCTAATATAGTAATAGCATCTTCAAGCGTTAACTCTTTAAAAGGGACATTTATTTTAACGCTAACGAGAGATTTTCGCAACTCTCCGCATTCTAAATAATAACCATAAGAGCCATATTTTAAATAAACACTTTCCTCTTTATACACTCCCAAGTTTTTAATAGACTCTTGTGTATTATCTAACACGTCCTCTAAAGTGTATTGACCTGCTTTTAATAAGTCAATGTCAATATTTTTTTTAACCCCATAAAATCCCAATGTTCCATCTTCTTTTGTATATTTAAGCGTTGGCCCATTTTTCCCTATTATATATGTATGTTTGTCATCTAGTGCAATTTGTAATTTGTTAATAGTTTCACTACTCTTAGTCGAGTCACTACTCTTAGAAGAGTCATCATTATTTGTATTGATTGATTCAATTAATGTATTCATCAAACTAGTACATTCACTAGTTAACTCATAATATGCTTTAGCCCCTAAAGCAATCTTGTCAAGGTCGTCTTCCATTAATTTTGTATATTCATAGTCAAATAGCTTATTAAAATGTGTTATTAAAAATTCAATAGTAATTATTCCAAGCTGTGTAATGACTAATTTATTTTTCTCATTACCAAATTCTTTTGCGCTTGTTTCTTTAGTAATATTGTCTTCAATCAAAGTATAATCAGTACTATTTATTTTTTTTCCTTGAACGTGCTCTTTTTTAACATAATTACGTTCTTGTATTTTCTCTAATAACGATGAAAACGTTGATGGTCGCCCAATCCCTTTTTGTTCTAACAATTGAACTAAATGTGCTTCACTATAATGCGATTTTAAGTCTTTTAACGTCTCTTTACAAATGATTTTTTTATAGTCTATAGTGCCTTCTTTTATGTTTTTTAAATAATGATAATGTTTTTCTTCATTCTTATTATTATTAACAATTTTCCAACCTAAAAAAGTATTTTCTAAAGCACAATATTTATAATGAGAGTCATGTGGTGCACTAATAGACACATTAAGTTGATTATAACAAGCATTAGACATAACACTTTCCAAACTATTAGTATATATTAGTTTATATAACTTAATGTGTTTTGCGCTATAGTGTGCGCTGTCAAGTGTTTCAAGTGCTATATTTGTAGGGCGAATTGCCTCGTGTGCCTCTTCTAATGTTGAAGACATTGCTGCGCAACAAGTTAGCGCTTTTAAGTCATCATAATTAGCAACATAATAAGCACCATATTTTACACTAATAAACGCTTTACATTGTTCAATAAAATCTTCACAATAAGATTTACTTGGTGTTCTCATATATGTAATAAGTCCATCTTCATATAATTTTTGCGCATAGCTCATAGTTTCTTTAGGTGAAATATGTAAGCTATTACTTGCTGCTTGTTGAAGTGTGGATGTGCTAAAAGGAGATGGTGGACTTTGTATAAGCGTTTTCTCGCTTGCCTTACTTAATATATGATCGTGTATTGTGCTTAATTCTAAAAACTCATTTATTGAAGTATGACTATTATGATTTTTATTTAATACAAATTCAATATTTTTGTCAGTAAAATAGCCAATACTATTAAAGCTAAGTGTTCCAGGAGACTCTTTAATTGCTTTATAATTATCATACACTAGGCGCAGCGCGGGACTTTGACAACGCCCGGCACTTAGCGAATTTTTACTATTTGCCGCTATAGATTTCCATAATAATGGAGTAATAGTAAATCCAACAAGTAAATCTAAAATTTGGCGACCTTGTTGCGCATAAACAATATTCATATTTATTGTTCTTGGATTTGCTAAAGCAACTTTGATTGCATTTTCAGTAATTTCATGAAATATTATGCGCTTAGTTTTTGTCACATCTAAGTTAAAGACCTGTGTTATATGCCAGGCAATAGCTTCGCCTTCGCGATCATCATCAGTAGCCAAAATAACTTCTTGTGATCCATTTATTGCTTTCTTGATTTTGGCTATTTGCGGTTGCTTGCTTTCAATTAATTTAAAGTTAGGTTTGTAATTAGCACTAATGTTTATTTGTTCTAAACTTGAGAGATGTGTAATATGACCATACGAACCAATCACTTTATAGCCTTGTCCTAAAAATGATTCTATGCTGCCACATTTTGCTGGAGACTCAACAATTAACAAAGTATAAGTCATATAATATAATATAATTTAATACTAAGTTAGTATTAAATTATTTATTTCAATTATAATAATTAATAAAAAACATTATTGTCTTGGTTTTAACTCGAATGTTGGTTTTGGACTTGCTAATAAACTTCGCACTTTCATTAATTCATTATCTTGATATATACCACCCCCTTTTCCTGGTTTGTAAACATTGATTAATGCTTGCCCTGTTAATAACAATATTTTTGCCAAAGTTTCATTTTGTGTAAATTTAGCATATTGCGCCTTTTCCAACAATCCATATTTCATTTTAGCAAATTCTTCTTCACCTATTACTAGAGAACCAAGTGATTTTTTTGAAATATTAGAATTATATAATTTATGGGCATCATCAATATTTGAACCAACTTGACCATCTTTAGTAAATTTATTATATAACTCGACACTTGGTTTAAACCTAGCGGCCAACATATAATGCATAACACTAGACCAGTTCTTTCCATCAATTACTAAATTAGGAACTAAATATTGAGAGTCTAACTTTTTGCGCCAATCAACATATTCTTTATTGTTGTTAAGCTCTAATATATTTTTGGCTGTTTTTAATTCGGGATTAATACTTTCTCCACTTCCTTGACCTATTTTTACGTGTCTAGACTTATTATATATTTGAATAACTATTGACTTATTATAATATTTTGTATTAGGACTGGTTCCAACTAAAGAATCAGATTTTGTGCTAGTACTAGATGTTGTTATTCCGTTTTTATTAGCAAATTGTATAAAATCGGGTATCAATACATATAATCCAGCCATTTTTTCCATACACTTTTCTAAAATTAGCTCCTTTATTCTATAGGGTAGTTCGTTAAATGTAAAAGCGCCACGCTCTATATTTTTATCATAAGTAATTAGTGTATAATGACTGCTATGTTTACTTATTAAATAATCAAGCATAATATAATACGACGGTTCAAATAATCCTTTTGCCATTATTTGTTTATCTGCTTCGCTACACTGTAACACCAATTCTTTTTCACCTTCCAAAAAATGAGTTTGTGATAATATAACAAACTTTACATTATATAGTCTTTCTAAAGTAACAACTGCCCAATTATCTGCCCAATATTTACCACCAACAGTTGAAATTACTTTTTTAAGATCTTTAACATCATTTACATCTTGCATAAAGGCAAACTCCTCCACTAGTTCTTGAAATTCATCAGACTCTTGATTTGTGGCACTATATTTACTAAAATTAGTCTTAGCGTCATCAATCAAGTTTTTCTTAGTTTGTCCATCAATTGTTCCGCCAATTAGTTTCTTAATTGTATTATGCTTGCTCTTAAATTCTTTAAGCTTAGTTTGTGAGGTTTTCATACCACCATAAAACAATTTGAAAAATTCAGAATAAGTAGCATATACTGTTTCGTCGACTTCATTTGCCAATTTTTCGCGAATAGCTTTTACTGATGTCTCAATTTTGACTGATCTTAATCCATCCCGTAATGAGGCAAAAAAGCAATCACCACCTCCCTCATTTCCTTTTATTGAATATTTTACACTTTTCAAATATTTATTTACCCAATTATGGGTTGGGTCTTCAACATATTTACTGATTTCATAGTCGCTTTCTTCTTTTGTTTGACTTGCTAAAGCCATTATATCAAAAGTTGGTTTTGTTGGTAATAGAGCGACTTTTTTGCCTGTATCATCGTTAGCATCTGTTTCTTCATCTTCGTCTTCATCTTCATCTTCATCATCGTCATCATCGTCATCATCGTCATCAGATAATACACTAGTATCATTAGGTAATGAACTAATTAAAGATTTGGCAAATGAAAACAATAGTGGTTCGGACATTTTAGATAAGTCAACATCACCATCATCATCTAATAGCGAAGAATACATATTATTATATGTTTCATATATTCCAATTTTAGCTATTACAAATCCATTATTTGCTAAATAAATATTAAAATATACAATATTTTTACTTTTATGCTCAAATTGTGCTAGTCCTAATACAAATTGTATAGTTTTATCATATATTTTTGCCGAATATATACTAGATTCTACGTCAATATCATTACTTGCTATAGCTTTAGTCTCTTCATATTTAATTGTATTATTAATGTTGGAGACTACCATTATATAATATAAATTATTTTATATGAAATGTTTAAACTATTATAAAATAAACTATTTTATAATCTAAAAAAAACTAATTTTTGATAAGTTCATCATATTTGTCACATATATTCATTAATTTAAATTTAATTTTAGTTGTAAAACTAGGATAGCTAGTATTGTTTAATAATAACAACTTAAATGAATTAACTAGACTACATAATATATTTATATTGTGGTCTGCTAGTTTAATAACTTTGCTAATTTTAAACAACTCGCTACAAAATATTAGTAAAAATTCTTGTATTGTTTCACAATATAGTTTATTATTTTCTAATTCTAAATTTTTTATAAAAAATTCAGTAAAGTGTGAAAGTGTTGACTTCATAGAATTGTGATTTATGAAAAAGTTAGTATAAAGCTCTTGCTTCTCGTTATTTAGTGGGTCTAGTAAACTAATGTTTATATGCTTATACAAATTTATTATAAAAATAATAAAACACTTATATTTATCATTGTTTTTATTTATAACAAAATCATCACATATATTAGTACTATTGTATTTAATAATAGTATCAAAATCTAAAAACTCATTATAATATTTTTGTAATAAATTATATAGTGTTATTGTTTCTAATTTGTAATTTTTATTATAGTATACATTAAATATTGAAAATAATATGTCGCTATAAATGGTGCTATAACTTACATTATTATAACATATGTATGTTATAATATAATTATCTATATAATTAATATCTTCATTGTTATTACTTTCTATACAATTTGTTAATAATTGCATATACATTATTATTAGCTCTTGCTCTAATTTAGCATAATTAGATGGGGCTAGCTTATTTAATATACTTTTAATTGTGCTTTTAACTAACTCTATTTTGGTTCTAGTTTCTTCTTTCTTTTTAACACTATTAGAGCGACTAGTGTTATTGTTATTGTTATTAGAGCGACTAGTGCTATTGTTATTGTTATTATAAGAATTAGATTGTTGATAATAATTATCATTAGTTTTACCTTTTAATTTTGTTTTTTTAAATCTAAAATCGTTATCATTATCAATAATATTTAATGAAATATCATTATTTATTGTTTCTAATATTGAATTTAGACATTCTAATAATTGAATGTCTAAAGTTTTATTTTCTAATGATAAATAATATTCACTAATAAATGAACTAGTGTAACTAATCATAGTATTATTAATAATAGTTTTATTCTTTTAATTATTTTCGTTTTATTAATATATATAAAGTATAGTATTAATATTAATAAACACAATGAATATTTTATCAACTGTATTAAGTTTTTATGACGACCAAGAAAAGAATAGCTCCGCTGATTACAATGATTGCTTTAAGTTACCAATAGAATATTTAGAAGAATCAAAACTCAAACTACTTAATAATAATATAATAAGTGATTTAGAATTAAAAGTGACAAAAGAAGATGACTCTGCAAATAACCCAAGTTCTAATAATAATTCAGGTGTTTATAATTTATATTATCATGTGTTTGATCCGACAAATATTTTTGAAAAGAACATTTTAAATAGATGGTCTAATTATTATACAATTGATAAAGAGTTTTTACTAGAAAGCCAATATTTATTGAAAAATTACAAATCTATTAAAAAAGTGAATTTTGCCGATGATACTAACATAACAAAAGAAGAAGAGTTATATACTAATTGTAATAAAATTATATATGATAATGGGTTTGTTAATAATTATCAATATATTGATATTCCGCTATTAGATAAATATAATAATAACAGTATATTATTGCAATGTTTAAGTATATATAATCTCTCAAGTCCTGTATTTTCACTGTTAATTCCAATCATATTTTTATTGTTGCCATTTTTTATAATTAAATTACAGGGTTATGCTATAACTTTTGATTTATATTTTGAGCATTTAAAGAAAGTATTTGCCAATCATATTATAGGTCAGTTATTTAGTTCATTTAGCGAAACAACAGTTAGCAACAAACTTTATTTATTATTTAGTTTTGGATTTTATATTTTTCAATTGTATTTAAATTTTACAAGCTGTATCAAATATTTTAAAAATATTAAATATATAAATAATACATTGTTTGATCTAAAAGACTATATAAGTAACGCATTACATAAATATACTAATTTTTTGAAGTATTCAAAGTATTTAAATAGTTATAAATTGTTTAATGAGGAGCTAAGAAAAAATAGCACAATTTTTACCATTTATTACAATGAATTAACAAAGTTACACCCATATAAATTAAATATTTATAAACTTACCGAATTAGGACAGTTAATGAAATGTTTTTATTCTTTAAATAAAGATAAGACATTTATTACAAGCTTACATTTTTCATTTGGTTTTAATGGATATATTAAAAATATTGAAAAGTTGCAAGAATTTGTAAGTAAAAATATATTGAATTATTGTTCTTATAATAGCTCTAATACTAATCCTACAAAATTTACTAACGCATATTATGCTAATTTAAATGTTATTCAATATTTAAATACAAAAGAAACGGCAACATTAGATAATCCAATAATAGTAAAAAATTCGTATTGTTTAGATAAAAATTTAATACTTACAGGCCCAAATGCTTCAGGTAAAACAACCATCTTAAAATCTAGTTTATTTAATATTATATTATGTCAACAAATTGGATGTGGATTTTTTGATAAAGCACAAGTAAAACTGTATGATTATATACACTGTTATATAAATATTCCAGATACAGGTGGTCGTGATAGTTTATATCAAGCAGAAGCCAGACAATGTAAAAATATATTAGATAACATTGAAAGTAACAAAGAGCAAAATCATTTTTGTGTATTTGATGAACTTTATAGCGGAACAAATCCTGAAGAGGCTTTAAGTTCTTCATTAAGTTATTTAACATATTTAAATAAGTTTAGCAATTTAGATTATATTTTAACGACACATTATACAAAATTATGTAGGAAATTAAAGAAGCAAAACAACTGTTATTGTATGAATGTATTGAAAAAAGACAAAGATTTTGTATATACATATAAAATAAAAAAAGGAGTATCAAAAGTAAAAGGAGCACAAAAAGTGCTTAAAGACTTGGCATTTCCAGAAAATATAATTAACGGAATGAATTAATATTAATTCGTTAAACAATACTTAAAATAATATAATTTAAGTATAATATAAATGTTACAATTATTTAAGTTTATAGATTCTGGATTTTTATTAACATTAGGATTATTGTTATTAATAGGAGGATCAATAATGTTATATTGTTATCGGAGACTTAATTTATTAGAAAGAAGTATAATAGAACATGGTAAAATATTACAAAATTTTATAGTAAATTACAATAATCAAATGGCTCGACTATGTTTAATAAATAAATCAGGAACTAATAATGGAATATCTAGCTATGGCGTATGCAGCTATGAAGAATGCGATGATGATATTTCTAATATCACAAATAATGATAATTTAATAAAAAAAATAAATATAGAAAACAAAATAAATGTTTCAGATGATGAGAAAGACGAAGAAGACGAAGAAGACGAAGAAGACGAAGAAGAAGATGATGACGAAGAAGAAGATGATGACGATGATGATGACGATGACGATGAAAATGACGATGATGATGATGATGATGATGACGATGATGCTGATGACCATCACGATGATGACACTAAAAATACCAAAGTGTTTGATATAAAAGAACCAGTAACACTTAATAAAGAATTTTTTGAAACGATTCAATCAAGCCAAACACATACTAATACTAGTGAAAATAATAATGTAGAACTAGTTGAAGTTAGTAGTACTTCAAATTATTTAAATAATGATGAAGATATATTTATTAAAAATTTACCAATTGTATTAAGTGATTTTAATAAAGATTTAGAAATTAGTTCGAAAGTAATTACTTTAGAAAATAATTTAGAAACAACACAAAAAGTAGAAAAAAAGAATTATAGCAAAATGAGAATAGATGAATTAAGAGCACTTGTTGTTACAAAAAATATACTAGATAATGAGGAGGCATTAAAATTAAAAAAAAATGAGTTAGTTAAATTATTACAAAAATAAATTGTATAGTTAATATATATAAAAATGGAGTCTGGACTAATGATGTTAGTACATTCTATAATAATTGGGTTCGTTTTATATGTACTAATGATATATGGTCTTAAACAGAGACATGTTGTTGCGGAAAATAGAAGTATATTATTGGCAGCGCTAGCTTTAATATATATGATTGTGTTCGGACATGGACTACCTGGAAAAGTAAATAGAGATTTGTTTTAGAGAACTTTATTTTAGAGAACTTTATTTAGTATTATTTAGTGTTATTAATTTAGAGATTAATATTATAAAAATTAATATTATTACTATATAATATTAATTTTATGAGTTGGGGAACTTGTTATAATGGTTCAAATAACATTCATTTTAATTATCCACCATTAATGGACGACTCAAGATTATTTAGCGATTATAATTCATCTGTTTTAAATGATAATGTTTTGAAACATAGAAATAATATACGAACAAATAGTGATTATAGAAAATATTTACAAACAAATAGTAATGCGCTAATTAAAAATAATCAATTAATTGCCTGTAATGAATGTAGTGTATGTCCTTATTATAATAGCACAAATTCAAATAATGCTACTAGTAAAACACCATATATTTTTATGTCTACTTTGACACGCGATCAGCCATATGGTTATGAAACCAGCAACTTAAAAAATATATATTTAAGCCAACAACAATTAGACGCGCAAAAACATGTTACAAAGTATATTATTAGTAATTAATAAAAAGTAATTTAAAGAATTGTTGTTATATTTTTAACAATATATTTAATATATTTTTATTATATTTTTATTATATTTTTATTATATTTTTATTATATTATTATTATATAAAAATATGAATTTTTTCGATAATTTGATGACTCCTCTTAGTCGCGACCATTGTATGTTATTTTACTATCTTGGACTAATCAGTTTGTTTTTTGCCATTGCCGCGCTTATAGGTTTTATTTTGGGTTTATTTAGAAAGAATACTCAATATGCGATGGGCGCATATTTTATGTCGTTCTTAAGTAATATGATTTTATACTATATTTCAAGAATACATTACTCCATATGCGTAGCTGCGTTACGTTAATTAGTGTGTACTAACTTTACAAATAACTATATAATACTTATTTAAACAAGTATTATATAACTATGAAATTATTAAGTATAGATATTGGTATAAAGAATTTAGCATTTATTATAATCGAAACAAATGAAGCTAATGAAGCTAATGATTTTAAAATAATAAAATGGGATGTAATAAATTTATGTAGCAACAATAATAATTGCGCACACCACTTATGTAAAAACAAACCGGCATTTTTTAAAAATAGTACTTATTATTGTAAAATACACGCAAAAAAAACAGCCTATAGCATCCCATTATGTAATATTACAACGTTACATAAACTATCACTTAAAAAGCTTAGTGCACTGGCAGACGAATATAAACTAGTTTTTGATAAGTCTATAAAAAAATCCATGTTAATTGTATTATTAGAAGCTCATTTAAATAGTCATTGCTTAGAAGCAGTTCAAAGCGTCAGTGCAAATACTATGAACTTGGTTCATATTGGAATTAATATTAAGGATCGATTAAATGAACTATTTAAAGACTACAATATATTGACATTAGATAAAATAATCTTAGAAAATCAAATAAGTCCAATCGCTAATCGGATGAAAACAATTCAAGGTATGATAGCGCAATACTTTATAAATTCTAACAATTATAATATACACTTTATTTCCGCAACTAATAAATTGAAATCCTTTTTAAAAGATATAAGCAATTCAAGCGTTAATACTAATAAAATTACTTATGCGCAAAGAAAAAAATTAAGTATTTTTCATACAAAAGAAGTATTAAAAAAATATAATATGTCTAATGAGGTGTCGTTTTTTTCTGAACATTCAAAAAAAGATGACTTAGCTGACTGTTTTTTACAAGCTTATTATTATATTAATATTAAGAATTAAATTATAATAACAATTTAATTATATTAACAATTTAATAATTTACATTAATTAATTAATTAATTAAATAATTAATTATATTAATATTGTTTGCGGAGTATTTAAAAATTAAACTTCTATTTAAATCATAATAGGAGTAATGGAAATAGTCGAAATAGAGCCAGAAATTTTAAATATTGATAGCTTTAGCATTCCAGATTTCAAATTTAACGAATCATTTGACAATGATGATATAGTTAAAAGCAAGCCTACCTCAAATTTTGGTGGAGGTATTGAACTATTAATGAATGTTAAAAATAAAAATGACAAAAAAGCGAGCTCTTCAATTGATATTGAAGATATTACAAATTTAGAGAGTGAATTAAATAATCTAGCATCTAACATAAGTGACACTGAACAAACTAAAGAACCAGAAAAACCATTTTATCAAGATAGTGACACTAAAAAAGAAATAAAATTTGGACAAAGCACTACAACCAAAAAATCAATATTTGGTGATTTATTTGGTTCAAGCAAAGTAGATGGTGAAAATGTTAAACCTGTTATGCAAAATGTTGACTCTGCAAACTATGATACAAATAATTTAGGTAAATCAACGGCAAATATGAATGAAACAAAAACTTGGGATGGTTATGGTAAATTTAACAACATTCCAATAAATTTAGAGCAAGCTCAACAAAAACCCCAACTAACAAAGGAAGAAGAGTTGCGTGAAAAATTCAAATATGTGCGAAAGTTAGATGACCTAGAGAAAAAAGGCATAAGCTTGTCTAAACGTTACACTATGGATTCTGATTTAGATGAAATGATTGGTGAATATGAAACTATTATTGCGGAAAAAGAGAAATCAAACGCGATCAAGTTTCAAGGCAAAATGATGATGGCTTGTATAACTGGATTAGAATTTTTAAATAGCAAATTTGATCCATTTGATATAAAATTAGATGGTTGGGGCGAACAAATAAATGAAAATATAGATGATTATGATGATATTTTTGCCGAATTACACGAAAAATATAAGTCTAAGGCAAAAATGTCTCCTGAATTGAAATTATTGTTTCAATTAGGTGGTTCTGCTGTAATGGTTCATATGTCTAATACATTATTCAAATCTTCTATGCCAGGTATGGATGATATTATGAGACAAAATCCTGAATTAATGAAACAATTTACACAAGCAGCTGTTAATACTATGGGGCAAACTAATCCTGGGTTTGGTGGTTTTATGAATGGACTTTTTGCTGGAAACAATGGATCATCAAATAACAATACTAACGGCTATACTCCAGGATTTGGAAGCACTATGCCTCCAAATGTAAACTCTGGTCCTCCGCCAATGTCTGTTGAAACAAAATTGCCAGAGCGCAGCCAACGCATGCCTAATTTAGCTAATCGTCCTGATATTAATTCTGCTCGTGGAATTGATATAACAAATAATGAAGCAAATCCATATGAACAAGAGAGAATAACGCGACCAGAAATGAGAGGTCCAAGTATAACAACTCCTCAAAATCAAAGTCAAAGTCAAAGCATATCTTCATTATTAAATGGTCTAAAAGCTAAACAAACAGACTCAAACACTAATGCTAATGCTTATAACAATGAATCAAGCACAATTAGTATAGATGATTTTAAAGATTTAACTAACGCAAGAATACCGACAAAATCAAAACGGCGGCAAAAAAGTGATAAAAATATAGTAAGCTTAGATATTTAAATAGTACTAATTATAAACATTATAATTTATAAACATTATAATTTATAAACATTATGAACTATATTTATATAAAAGTATGAAATTAGTATTATTAACTTATGACTAAATATAATAGTCCAAATTATGTAATAAAATATGGCTATACTAATCTAAAATCTTTTACAATAAATTTAGATGATTATAAAACTAATTATATTAAACAAGCAGCAGAATTATTAAAATTAGGATTAGTTAGTGAGAGATTTAGCGGAGTAAATGCTTTAAAAGATGAACACTTTAAAACTAGCTATAAAAAATACGTCTCTAATTTTGCGTTAAATTATACACCAAAATCTGTAATTGGGTGCGCTTTAAGTCATATAATGTGTTGTAAATATATATATAAAAACTATATAAAGAAGCAAAAGAGACAGAAACAACAACAACAAAAAGAAGACAATCCTAATTATTTTCTTATAATGGAAGACGATGTTTTTCCGTTATATGATAAAGACGAGTTTTATGAAAAATTAAATAAAACATTATATGATATACAAATTTTGGATAGTAATTGGGAAATTATTCAGCTTCATAGCGACGGTATTATGCCTACTATAGAAACTTATAGCACTCATATTGGTTCAATAAGCGCGGCGGCATACTTAATATCTAAAAAAGCAATAAAAAAAACACTAAAATCTAAAATATATAGTCATATTGATTTAATACATCACAATTTTCTTAATTATAATAAATATAGAGCAAAAGAGAACCTATTTTATAGCGATGAAAAGACAAGTTTAAATAGGATTGTATCATATAAGCTAAGTAGTTATAGTTTACTTTTAAAATCTAAACTGTTTGAATTACTAAATTATTATACAAATATAATTCAGTTGCGTGGAGAGAAAAAGTTCTTGCATTATTTTGAATATAAAGTATTTAAAGAACCCTTTTTTAATAAAGAGTTTAATACAAATGATATTATTGATTATTTTATAGGATTAAAAATATTAAGCAAATTATATTATTATAAAAATTAATTAGCATTTAATGCGTGTTTTATGTTAAAATTATATTACTATTTTAACATAATACTTTATTTATTTGTTAATGACTAGTATTGATAGTTCACATAATAAATATGATGTTTCCTATAATATAAAAGAAAATGACTTAAAGCGCAGTGACTTAAAACCAAAAAGAACATTGCTTCAAAAAATTATAAAACTACATATATTTTTTTGTGTTCAAGTAACTACAATATTAGTAGCAACACTTATAGCAAGTAGATTTTATAAATGTTATGATGTATTAATATATTTTTCTTTTGGATCATTTATTTCAGTATTGTTTATTGCGGCTTATTCTTTATTATTAAAATTTGATGTATTAGCATCACGCGAGTTTAATGAAAAATATAATAATACTATTTTCAATTTATGGAAACGTTATGTTCCATATTATGAAACAAGCTTTTTCCCAGCTATGGCGTCTTTTGCCATAGCTTGGCATATAGCTTTTGCGCTTTTAGCATTATATTATGTCAAAGGCTTTATTGCTAATTCTATAACTACAAATTATTCATATATTAGTAGCTATATAGCATTAGTGTTATTATATGTTATGAATTATAATAGTGGATTTAAATTATATAATAATTCGTTAAAAATGACAATAACCGAATTTAATGTGGCTATGGCTATTCTTTTCTCAATTAGTGCCGGAGTAATATATTATTTTGAAACTATAAAAAGTAACTATTTAAATACTAACTGTTTATTATATTTATTATGAGTTATTGTGAAGAAAATAGGTTTCAACCGAAGCTAATATGTGGAAAAGGAGACATGTTATTGTCTGAAATTAAAAACTTTAATTTTAACACACGAAGCTATAATTTAGCATTTACTATTCAGGTTCCAAATTCAAATGTTGCTAGTCTTACTGGTTTTGAAATATATGATTTATTAGAAGCGCAAAATAAAGAGCTAATTGAAAAAATAATTATACTTGATAAAACAGAAAATGAAGCCACACTATGTATATTAATCTCTCATATTGCCAAAGAAATTGGAATAAAACAAAAATATATGCTATTTAGAAGCACTAAAATACTGAATAAGTTAAACAATTCAGTAACCTTTTATAACAAAGATGTAAAATTAATATGTGAACAATTAAAAGAAGACTATTTAAAACAACTTAATTTAATTAATTCTAATTATGAAGCACTAATATATAATTATGGCAAAACTCAAATAAATGTTTATAATGATAGCAATGATGTTTCAAGCGTTAAATTCAATATTGATTTTCAAGTTATTATAGATGATGATTTACCACTATATATGGAAAATTTAGTTGGATTAATGTTTAAAAAGATGTTTTATAATCTCAAAAATTATTATATTAGCGTAAGCTAGTTTTTATTTACTTTATTTACATTAAGCAATAAATAAGTTTTTATATATTTTAAATTATAAAAATATATAAAAATATATAAAATATATAAAATATAAAAATATATAAAAATATATAAAATATAAAAATATAACTTAAGTATATTTAATATGTATAGTTTTTTAAAAAATTATAGTAAACATATTAGTGTTTATTATCGCATTATAAAATTATTAAGTGTATTAACATATACAGTTACACACTTTTATGTTAATAAAATGTTAACTGTTTATTTATTTAAACATCAACCTCAATCTAGATTGAGTCTAATAAAAGCATTATGTTCTAAATTAGAAAAACTAAATAGCGTATATATTAAAATATTTCAATCATTAGCTTTAAACGAAGATTTATTATATGATGATGAAAAGGATTATTTAATTAACTATTGTGATAATGTTCCATATAGCAGTGATTGTATTGACTATAAATTGTTAAGTGATTTACACGAAACTTATAAAATTAGTGTGCTAAGTGCAATACCTATAAACTGTGGAATAGTTGGATTAGTATTTGATGGATATGATAGCTCTAATACAAAGGTTGTTGTTAAAATGTTAAAACGCAATATAATTAATGACTTGAGAGATTTATTTGATGATTTGCTATATATATCATATATATGTAAGCTTATTCCATATATTAATTCTTTTAATATAACCAAATTAGTTTTAGACAATAAAGAATTAATGCTTCAACAAATAGATTTTATGAAAGAAGCATATGCGCTAGAGAGATTTGCCGAAAAATACAAAAATAATAAAGAATACAGATTTCCTAAGGTCTATAAAAATATTACTCAACGCTATAATCAACTTTTAGTAATGGAAAATATAAAAGGATTAACTCTTAAGAGTTTAGAAACTATGGACGACACTGTTAAAGAAGAATTTGCTTATATATATATAAAATTCGGAATATTGGGTATTTTAAATTATTCAGCTATTCATTGCGACTTACACTGTGGAAATGTGTTTTTTTATATAAATGAATGTACTAATGATTACACACCAAAATATCAAATGGGGGTTATAGATTTTGGATTAACCTGTTTTCCAAATAAGTTAAATCAAAATGCGTATTATATATTTTTAACACAAGTCTTAATAAATAAAGATTATAGTCAACTTTTTACAGTTTTGCACAATGTTATTGAAGAAAAGGAGAGATTTAATGCTATGACTCAATTAACTAAAGAAGCATTAAAAAAAGAAATTTGTGATTCTATTGAATTGTGCATTCATAATGAAATAAATCCAAAACTAATAGCTGACGTTTGTAAAATATTTAAAAACTACAATTTGAACTTTACAGAAGAATTTCATAAATTAGTATTGTGCTTATTAAATGTAAATAGTTTTGGAAACAAATTGTCAAAAAATGTCTCTGCTTGTCAAATGAAATTGTTTAATAACTTAACTAGCATGTATAGATTATTGGATATACCATAAAAATATAAAAGTATAATAATTAGTCTCTCTAAAAAAAATATAATACTTAAAAATAGAATTTGTAGCTTTAAGTATTATGCACTTAGCTCGATGTTAGTCTTTACTAACTCATGAACATTAACCTTAGTATGATTTTCAAAGACTATATTAGCTTTGCTCAACCTAAGTTGTCTTTTATGACATAAATAGTGAATTCTAATAAGAGCTACTAAAAACGCTCCAATTAGTCCAATAATTGTTCCAATATAAAATACGTCCATTGTTATACCATTACCAATATTTTTATCACTTTGTGGCGGCAAAAATGAGTTTACTAATATAGTGGGTGAACTAACATTCATAATAGTTTGTGCCTTGTTTATAGTGCTTTATACCTTCTTTAAGGTTTAAACAAGGCAATTCAATTTTTATTTATGCAATTTTATTTAACAAAAAAAAACAGGCAATACAAACACTATCCAACTATTTAGCATATATGGAAAATCGCATATTGGCATGCTTTGACTTGGTTTTTCCAATGAACTTCAATTGCTTGTTCCGTTGCCCAATCCAGAAGGCTCAAATCATAATGTGGTGTTTTTTTCAACCACTTTTCTTGAGGCATCGGTAACTCACTTGGATCAGGTGAAGCACGCATAATGTCACAATTAGCCTCTTCACACATTCGCCGCGCCAAAAACCGACACTTGCATCTACAGACCCCGAACCTATGATTCTCTGAATCCAATACATCAATAGCATCAAACTCATAAACACTAGGCAACATATAACGCGGTCTTAGCCACTGGTGACTCTTGCAACAGTTGCACTCATTACAATTATTCATCTTCTCTTGCCACGACTTTCCCTCGAAAACAGTGTAATCAATAGAACGATTGAGGCAAATGCTAGACATTGTTTTTGTAATATATTAAAGTAATAATATATTAAACTAACTCAATTTTATTTAAGACTAACAACTTTAAATAAAATAACTAATTTTTGTATCTTCTAGATTTTTTATGCTTTTTTGTTCTTTTATGCTTCTTTGTTCTTTTATGCTTTTTTGTTCTTTTATGCTTTCTTGATTTTTTTCTTTTACCTCCTGCTATTTCCTTATCTGTCCCCACCACCGCTCTTGCCTCCTCCACCGCCTTCGCCTTAGCCGCCGCCGCCGCCGCTCTTGCCTTTTCTGCGACCTGTTCTACTCCAACATTTAACTCTGTAATTCTTGGTTCTAACCGTTTTGTTGCATCAATAAAGCTAGTTATAAATTCTTCAAAATTTAATGGTTCATAAGTTGTAGGTGTAACTGCAATTTCCATATGTGGAGATTGTTCTGGGTTAGGGTTAGATTCAATATTTACAGATTTTGTTTCTTTATATTGCAAAAAATGTCCATTTCCATTACCCTGTTGTTCCTTACCCTCAATATTCTTAGCAAATACTACAGTTGGATTAGGACCATCATATGATACTTTATGTAGTTCAATAGCATAATACATTGAACCCCAAGTAATATACATATTAGCTAACCATGATGTTATTATGACTTTAGATATGGGAATCTTAAATTTATAAAATTGTACAACATAGTTGCCGTCGAGTTTCCAAGAGTTAACATCGGTCAATCTCCAACCATCAGATGAGTCTCTAAAAGCAGCAAATGTATAATCATTTTTTTTTTCGTTAAATAACTCTTTAATTATTACTGTAAAAGGACTAGGCTGTATGTGTTCAAAAGATTGATAATTATCACCATCCCATAAAATTAATACAGGTTTGGACAAAGTATTCTTTAAGTTAATTTGGTCACTAATAACTTTAACAACACCATCAATAGTATTTGACGTTCCAAGTCCATGCGCATTTTCTATTATATTACCTTTGCCTCCTATTTTAACAATAAAATATTTCTCTCTTAAGCTTTCTAATTGTTCTTGTACGACCGCGTATGTAGCTATAGCAAATTGTTCATCATAAATACATGACTTAAGAAATGTATTGACATCTGGAATCGTAGTAGTAGGAATAGCGGGATTTTTATTGGCCACAGACGTCATATTATATTATATATATAATATAATATAGTATAATGCTAAATAAATAATTAAAATTGAATTGATTTAAAACAATAAAACTAATATTTATTATAATTATGTCAGCTTTAAATAGCACACTATACAATATTTGTAAAAAATATTGTACTCTTGATTCTACTATTATTGAAGAACGTAACGCGATTACAAATAATAAAGAGCTTGTCAATCATATTTGTAATATGATTACTTCTAGATGTGCGGATGATGACTTAACGCGGCAAATTATGTGTTCATCACTTGGTGGTGGTAAGAAAATGCTAACTGAAATTATTGAAACAAATGAAGAATTGGGAACAAGCAATTTTAATAATGTTATTTCTTGGAAATGGGCCAAAGCACAATTAAAAGTTAATGAACAACGAGATAAGATTGACTCGTTAATTTGTGAGGTAGTGAAGGCAATTGTAAGTGAAACGAGTGTAAGTGAAACTAATCTAAGTGAAACTAATCTAAGTGAAACGACATTAAGTGAAACTAATGTATTAGAAACAGCACCTTTAGACAAAACTGAACTTGTGAAAAGCCAACTTGAATGTGAAGCTGATTATTTAGACGCAGTCGAAGAAAAAGCACAAGATGCATATGAGAAGTATTTAGCAGCTGTATCATTTATATATGGGGTTGTTGGTGCTCTTATAGTTAATGTTTTTGTTGCGTATTTATATAGTAAATAGTAAACATTATAGCTTAACATCTGTTTCAATATAAAAAAATTGAATTCTTTTTTTTATATTTAAAACATTTATTAACACATTAATAATATGTCTAATACTGACTTTACTAATGATAATAATACGTCATTTGCTGTTATTCCACAATATACATTAATGTATGATGTTAAAACAGACGGTCTACGAGATAAAACATATTACGAATTGAAGAACGAATTTAATGAAAAATTAATTAGATGTCCGTGTTGCAATAAAAATAAAGTGTTTAATATTACATCAAATATTACTAATCATTTTAAAAGTCAAAAACATATTTTATGGAAAACACAAGTTCAAAATGAACTTATTCGACTTTTTGGACATTGTAGTTCGCCGGAACACATTATTAATGTATTAATTAAAGAAAATCGTTATTTAAAACGGTATGTATCAGAATTGACAGACGAGACGGCTAATTTAGCGGACGTTAGAGATAAGTTGTCAAATGAAAACGACAAATTAAAGCAAGATGCGCTTAAAACAACCAATGAAGTGATTGACTTAAAATGGGAAATAAAAAAGGCAGGTATAAAGAATAGCAAACTTATTGAAGAAAACACTAAACTTATTGAGGAAAATGCTAAGCAACTATACTTTAACACCAAATTAATTGCTATTAATAACAAGTTAATTGCTGAAAATGCCGAATTAAAATGTGAAGAAATTGATAATGAAACATTTGTCGATTGTGATTAATTTATAACTTATAACTTATACATAAAAAGCAATTTCATTATAGTCATGAATGTATGAATAATTTTTTTCATAGTTCATGTTCAAATTCAAAGTTTTAGTAGAAATATAATATGATTTAAATAAACATAATAATTGTATACATATGACTTCAATAAGCGCAATTATACTTTTTAGAATAAGAAGTCCTAACATTGCCAACTGAACTTCTAACATTATGAATTAATAGTATTTAAAGAAAAAAACAGTTCAATTTTTTGTTTTATAAGTAAAATAAACTTACATGCACCCAAAACAAATAGCTGGTTCTTGTAATCCAATAACCCTAATTACTAGTTCAATAACTAATACAATATACAATAATAGCACACATAGAAAAGCAGAAGGAAATAATGAAGGTGGCAACACAAACACGAGAAGAATAAAAAGACCAAATATTAAGCATTCAAGTTCTAACATAACTAATATAAAATATATTAAAAATGACTTAAAGAAAAAAAAGATTCAATTTTTTTGTGCGGTTTTCCCTATAATCTTATACTATGTTTACTATGCAAAGTAAAGATACAGGCAACCAAAACAAATGGCAGTTCCAGCTAACCCAACAACATCTGCAAATAGTTCAAGAGCAATCAAGATGATAGGACAAGAGAACAACAATAGCGCACATAGAAAAGCAGAAGGAAACATTGAAGATGACAAGAGCAACAAGAGAAGAATAAAAACCCAAATCGGCACAAACGCTCCATTAAAGCTCATTTTTGTATAGCACACAAATAGTGAAATACTTTAACCTGTAAAGAAAATTCAAACAGTCAATTTTTTATAACTATACAAAAAATTGAATTAAAGATTTAAAGCTTTAAAGTTAAAGTATATACACTAATTCAAGCCTTATGGAACAACCAAAAACATTTATATTGGTTGATACAAGTTATTGGATATTTTACAGATATTATGCTATTTTACAATGGTGGACTCATGCAAAAACAGAACAACCATTACCAGAAAATCATATTGAAAATGAAGAGTTTTTGGAAAAATTCACAAAAACCTTTTTAGAGTCATTGACTTTATTTAAAAAAAAACTAAAGCTACATAAAGAAAGAATTAAGGGACAAAGTAAGACTATTCCATGTCCTACTATTATAGCTGTGCGTGATTGTCCTAGAAAAGACATTTGGAGAAATAAACTTTATCAAGACTATAAAGGAACACGCGCACAAGACAATGGCTTTAGTGGTGCCCCGTTTTTCAAATATATTTATCAAAATAATAACCAAAGATTATTTGAAGCTGGTGTAAATCATATTTTCCAGTTTCCTAATTTGGAAGCGGATGACATTATTGCGATTGTTAAGCAAGAATTACGCGCAAAATATCCCGATTCTAAAATCTATATTATAGCAAACGATCATGATTATTTACAGCTCCTTGATGAGCAAACTGAAATTATTAATTTTCAGTATAAATTTTTGAAAGAAGCAAAAAAGGTGTTTCCTGAGCCTGAGAAAAACTTATTTTATAAAATTGTGCTAGGTGATAAGTCGGATAACATTAATCCTGTTTTCAAAAAATGCGGACCAAAAACTTGCGAAAAGTATTATACCAACAAGGAAGCATTTAATGAGGCACTTTTAAAAGAAGCTGGTGCGCGTGAAAAATATGAGCTAAACAGAAAATTGGTTTCATTTACAGAAATCCCACATGACTTAATTACAAACTTTAAAACAGAAAATAATGAAGTGTTACAAAGTTTATGAGTGTTACAAAGTTTATAATTTTTGTAAACATCTTATTTCTGCTATTTATATTTTTTTAATTTTAATCTTAATGTTAATTTTAATGTATACTATTTATAAATAATAATGAACTACGAGTTTATTGTAAAAGACAGTTTACACTTATCTTTTTTCATTCAAATAATAACTCTAATTTTTGGATTACTTATTGTTTTTTTTACTACTGTTTCATCGTCCAACAGATTAATAAGAGAGGCACTAATTTTAGAAAATGCCGTCCAAATTATAGAAGGGTCATTTTATGTATGGTTTATTTATTTTTATACCAAAAATGTGGATAAAGAAGATATAGCAAAGTATAGATATTATGATTGGTTTTTCTCAACACCATTAATGATTATATCAACAGTCGCATATTTTCATTATAATAATATTAAATTGTATGGACCAAGTTCAAATTCAAGTTTATATAATTTTATAAAAACAGATATACAAAAAATTAGCGAATTGTTGTTTTATAATTTTAATATGTTGTTTTTAGGCTATTTACAAGAGTTAAAGCTTGTATCATTAACAATTTCAACCATTTTTGGATTCTTATTTTTAGGATTACTCTTTTTAAAAATGTTTGTTTATTATGTTAAGTATAATAGCGCTAATTATTTAATCTTTTATTTAATGTTATTTATTTGGTCTCTTTACGGTGTTGCCGCATTATATAAGAATAAGATTAAAAACGCTTCTTATAATATTTTAGATGTGTTTTCTAAAAACTTTTTTGGACTGTTTTTAGCGTATTTAGTATATAATGCTTAAATGCTATAGTTTTGAGTGTGTGTCTTTATATGCTTTTAATATTTTTTATACCTTGTTGAACTATGAAACCCACAATAATTGCCAAGGCAAGACTTTCACTATAAATTCCTAAACTTGCCGTTAAAAGAATAATTAACCATTCGCTTTTGAAATTCTTTATTAAATAGTCATACTTGGCTGTACCAGTTTTAAACGCAATCATAATCATAATACCAATAATTGCGGGCATTGGTATTTTGTTAATAGTACTTGAAAACATTAATGTTAGTGCTATAAAAAACAAACTGGTTGCTCGTGAAGATACTCGTGTTTTAGAGCCATTTTCCACATTATATTTACTTAGCCCAACAAATACACAGCCTCCAAATCCACCACATAATCCAGATATTATATTTCCAACACCTTGTGCCAATGTTTCTATTAACGGACTGCTAATAATGTTAAGTTGTTTACTTGTATCATCAACCATAAAAATACTCTCAGTTAACCCAGTTATAGCCATTGCAACAGCAAAAGGTAGGACTTTTAAAATATTTGCGCTTGTTAATTCTACATTTGGAACATTAAAAGCAATATTATTTATTTTAGTACTACCTCTGTCGCCTACAAGTTCAATTGTTTGTTTAATAGGCATAATATAATATAAGATGCTTAATAATACAATAGCACTTAGTGCTCCGGGAATATTAATTTTAATACTTTTTGTTTTATATGACAAATTATACATAAATTTACCAAATACAGTAATAAAAAGACTAATAAGAGAGAATAATAGTGTTCCTGTTAATTTATAATTATCACTATCTTTAAACCAATTTTCTGTATTAGGATACTTAAAATTTTTAATTAGTGATTTGGCTATTAAAACACCTAATGCTATTAAAAAACCAGTCATAAGTGGTTGACTAATGTTTGAAAAATATTTATATAATCCACTAATTCCAAATAATAGTTGAATAAATCCACCAATAATAGCTGTTAAAAATACATATTGTGTTCCATATAATGCTTTTACACCAAGCAATGAGGTTGCTATTGCTCCAGTAGCTCCAGATATAAGAGTGGGGCACCCTCCAAATAGTGAGGTTATTGATGACATAATTGCTGTAGAAATTAATCCTACTGACGGTGGTAATCCGAGTAATAATGAAAACGCAATACTTTCTGGAATTAACACTAAAGCAATTGTAAATCCGGATATTATTTCATTAATAATATTAGTTACTTCCATATACTATTATATTATAGTGTATATAATAAAATAGTATAAAATAGTATAAAATAAAAAGGTTCTTTATTCACAAGTTACAGTAATAACATCAACTCTAGTTTCTTTAATGCTTTTAACACTATTACGTTCTCTAATATAATTACGAACTTTATAATAGCTTACAAAAGAAATAGAAAACATTGAAACACAGCTATTAAATATCATTAGTCCATTATTATCTTCTATTCCATATAATACCCAACAAAAACTATGAAGATTGCCTAAAAATAAATAATAAGGATCAAAGTCTGTCACAGATTGTGTTTTATATGTTTTTATAATTTGAGGTAAATGATAAATAACATTTATTACATTACATGTAATAAGAATAACATATTTGTATGTATTATGTGTAGACATACTTCATCTATAAAAATTCTTTATATAACTTTAAATAATTTTTATAAATGCTTTAGTTAGTGCGACAAAAAAAATTGAATACTAACATTGCTATTTATTATTTAATATAGAAGAAAGAAGAAAGAAGAAATAAATATGCCTTATAATGTTATAAAAGATGGAGTTATTAACGAAGAAGAGCAAGAAGACGAAGATTATAACTCTGATACTACAGAACTTGTTTATTCAAGTGACGAAGAAGAAAAAACGCGTTGCAAACGCACAACCGGATTTTTAGTTTTTGCCAGTGAAAATAAGAAAGATAAAACAGACCGTACTATAATGTACCTTGGCAGTCCGTCTTCTAAAGTTGACCTTGATTGGATGACTCAAATGGGCAAAATGTGGAAAGCTTTGAGTGAAGAAGAACACACTAATTATGCTATAAAAGCAGAGCTTATTAATAATCATTATGCCCAACTTATGGATGTAAACTTGGACTAATAACTTTAGACAACACTAAGCAATTTAACACTTTTTGTTAAGCCAAGCATGTTTATTTTTAATACAAATAAAATTCTGTCATTGTTTACATCATAATATGGTGCCTCAATCGAACATCTATATTTGGTCATAATATTTTTAAGAGTGTTGTCTAACTCATAGTTCATACACGTTTTTTTTTCATAGTTAGTATCTTTAGTATCTTTAGTATCTTGTAAATCTGTAATATCATTATAAATATAACCTTTACAATTAATTAATCCACTTAATCTAACTTGTGAAGTATTTTTCTTTAATCGTTCAAATTCAATATTTTGATTACCTAATAATGGAAATACAAGCACCACACCATAAACTTTATTAATTGATGGTAAAGCATATGCGGATGTTAATGTTAATGCTATAATGTTAAACATAGTAATCATAATTTTTAATTTTTTGTTTTTAAATGCTTTTCATAATTATTTTTGTTTTTCATATAATAAAATTGAGTATTACTAATTTATAAACTTAAGAGTTAACAACTTAGTACTACTATAGTATACATTATGTCTTGTTCATCACTACACAATTTAAAATCGTTATTTGGACTAAAACCATTTAGCACATTTACTTATAATAAAGTGATTCTTAGTGTAAAAAGTATTAATGCCTTTAATGTATCGTCAAGATGTAGCAATGATAAAAATAATAAGCTACGCGAGCATATTATTGGAGCATTAATAAACAATAAAGTTCCTGAAAATTACTTTGTTTTGGCAAAATGGCTAACTATGAAATACAATCTTAGCAACTATATTAATAGCTTAAGCACTAAATGTTATATTAAAGTTGACTGTAAAAATAAGGCAGGACGCGCAAATAATTATGATTTCTTAATTAAACTATATTATACTCAAGACACTTATGATGAATATAAAGTCGAATTTAAATTTAATGCGTCATCACTAAACAAAGCACCTCAATTTGTTTCGCCTATGAAACCGAGCCGCTATTTAAGTTCTAGCTATGAAGAATTTTATTATACTAACTATCTTACTAAATTGGCTCTTAAGGGTAATTTGAAAATGCCGTCTAAAGAAGAATATTTGAAGCACGTTCATAGTAATAAGCCGAAATGTATGACTGATTATCAAGACTTATATTATAAAGGTTGTCGCTCTAGTACTAAATTTACGGGTAATCAAGAACATATTGACTTTTATAATTATGCTAAAGAATTGTCTAGCATAAGCATACGTGAATTTATAAAGTCCAACGAACTAAACATTAGTATGTTATCTAATTATTTACAAACATCACAGGCAAACAAGATTTATATGCTTTATACAAACAATACATTTATAAAGCAAATTATTAATAGCGACGATTATATGCTAATAGATGTAATTAAACATTCAAATAGCTATGAATGTATTAGTAAAAGCGGTAAAAAAATCTATGCTTTAATACGATGGAAAAATGGAAACGGAATCGCACTTCCTGCTTTTCAAATATCTTCGGGTTGATTTAAGTAAATAGGCACAATTTTGCTTAATTCACTGCTATTAATAGCACTATTACCAAAATAGAGTTCCACAAATTCGCTAGTTTTACTATTTTCTAAAGAGGCAATAATTTTTTTATAGTGTTTTAACAAGTCTTCTTTAGATAAGTCCTGTGTTTTAGTATATTCAATTGTTATTAAATGATTTTCTACTAAATAGTCATAGTCTGTATTGATTAAACAATAATTAAACTTATAGTTTCCTACACCATAACCTCTATTTACAACTAGCATAGGATGCTTGAGACCTTTTTTCTTAATATAATTTTTCTTTTCACTATTTTTAGAAGTTTGAAGACACAGACTGTTATTTTCAATACAAGAGCTATATAGTAAGCGTGTATATGAACTATCAGTGCTAAGCAAATCTTTACATTGATTCCATACCACTGTTCCTATACTAACTTTAAACCCTAACTGTTCTAATGAAGAACAATTTAGAAGTAAATTTTTCAATTTGCTACAGTTAGTTTTACTAGCAAATAGCGTATAGTTAGAATGTGTTAATACAAAATCGGGATTCGAATCTGGCTTTAAGTCATTATTTATAATAGTTAAATCACCATTTAAAGCACCAGCTAAAGTCCGCTTTCTAATAATTAATAATATTGTGGGTTGTTGGGTTTCAATATAATGCGCCTTAACACATTCAACAATAGCTAAAATTTCAAACAACGAGTTAATATAGCTTCTTGTTTTATCATAATATAAACAACTCAAAAAGTTTTTAGGTAATACAAAACTTATTAGCCCGTTTTCTTTTACTAACGCTATTGATTTAATAATAAATAATATGAAAATATTTGGCCGCCCCTCAAAATATTTATAATAATTTTTAGCAACATTTTCTTTTTTCATAACAAAATAAGGTGGATTACCAATAATTAAATCATAAGTTTCGCTACTGTCATATTTTAAATAATCGCTATTATATAATTTTACATTGGCACAATTTAGGTCTTTAATGGAGTCATATATTGTGCTGTTTAATTCTAGCCCTGTGATTTGTAAATGCTTATAATTTTTTAATAATGCGTTAACATATTCACACGAACCACAAGACGGTTCTAATACAGACTTAATATTATTCATATATGGTTCTAGTAGCTTTATGTTGTCTGCTATAACAGATGGAGGTGTAAAATATATGCCCCCGCTTTGTTTTGTAGTTTTTGATAATTTGCTTGTTAGTTCTTTTGATAATTGACTATAGTCCATAGTGTTAATTAATTATAAATTGTTATTTTAATATGAAAACATTATATATCAATTTTATAAAAAAAAATTGATAATAAATGTTACTAATTTTATTTTGTTCTAAAATTAGTTATAAATGATGTATTCTACAACTGAAAGAAAAAAAGGACGCCCTGGTGCTAAGCATTTTAGAACAGAGGTTAAACATGTTCGACAAAAAGGATATACTATGATTGTTGCCATTGGAGAATTCTTAGATTTTCCTATATTAAATGCTAATAATATAGATATTATTATAACTTTCAAACCAGGTTCTACTAAAATTTTAAAAATACAAATTACTGATGATACCGCAAGCGGTTTTCAACATCTCACAGAAGACAATGACAAAAATCCATTTAATTTTGGTCATAGTAGTTCATCACACGACAATGACGAATCTATTTCAGAGTTTGGAGCAGGTTTAAAAGAAGCATTTATTGCTCTTTCTGATAAGATCACTATTTATACAAAATCTGATGGTGAATATTTTAAGATAGTGTTTGACATAGAAAAAATGTCAAAAATAGAAGATGTTAATGAATCATTTAATTATGATGAAAAGATTATAACTCAACAAGATTATGAAGAGGAACATAAATTACAATGTGGTTCTTCTATTATACTTGAAGAAATGGTTGATGGAATCATAATTGATATTGATGAACTAAAAAAATCTATTATAAATACATATGGAAAAATCATTAAAAAAAGAAATATTGTTGTAAAATTGAATGGTGAACAACTGATTGATAATAATATTTCACCATTTGATGATATATATTGTAAACCTTTTAACAGCACCACAAAACTATATGCTAAGAGAAATGATAGAAATAATGAAGAATTTTATATGGAAGTAACTACGGCAAATGAAACTAAATATCGTGTATTCAATAAGGAAGGGAAGAGAATTAAAGATAAATGGCCAATAATAAAAACTAAAACCGAGTTAAATAGACTAAAATTTATGAAAAATGTGTATCCTGAATGTTTAGTAGACGGTACTCAAATTATAGAACTAATGACGCTAACAGGAACAGAAACACAATTTTGTAAAAATAAGTTGCTAACTATGGGAGAAGTTTTATTATATAAACGAGGTAGACAACACGGTTCATATTTATGTAAATCAAGTAATGGAACATGTAATGCTGTATATTTAGAAATAGAGATTTATTCTAAAAAAATAGGAAAAGAACTAGGAATGACTGTAAATAAACTTCTAAAACTTGATAAGGAAAATGAACTATGTAATGTAGTAAAAGAAGTAATCAACTTTTTACAATCTAATCACGCATATGATTCAAGTACCGCGACAGCTTTCAATAAATATAATATTATTAAAGATACGAGTATTGATATTTCACATATTGCTCCTCCTACCAAAGAAGAAGAAAGATTAGAACAAGAAAGATTAAAAGCACAAGCAAAAAGAGTTGAAGAAGAAAAATTAGAACAAGAAAGATTAAAAGCAGAAGCAAACAGAGTTGAACAAGAAAGATTAGAAGCAGCAAGATTGAAAGAATTAGCAAGATTAAAAGCAGCAATAAAAATACAAAGAACACATAGAGCAAAATTAGCGAGACTAACAGTAGAAAGATTAAAAGAAGAAGAAAGATTAAAAGAAGAAGAAGAAAGATTAAAAGAAGAAGAAAAAAGATTAAAAGAAGAAGAAAAAAGATTAAAAGAAGAAAAATTAGAACAAGAAAAATTAAAAGAAGAAGAAAGATTAGAACAAGAAAAATTAGAACAAGAAAAATTAAAAGAAGAAGAAAGATTAGAACAAGAAAAATTAAAAGAAGAAGAAAGATTAAAAGAAGAAAAAAGATTAAAAGAAGAAGAAAAATTAGAACAAGAAGAAGAAAGATTAAAAGAAGAAAAAAGATTACAAGAAGAAAGATTAAAAGAAGAAAAATTAGTACAAGAAAAATTACAACATGAAGAAGCAAGATTAGAAGCAGCAATAAAAATACAAAAAACATATAGAGCAAAAATAGCATCTAAATCATTAACAAAAAAAGCAGAATCAAAAAGAAAACCGGAACCAATACTAGTAGATAGTTATCGTAGAGGAAGTGTAGAAGGAAAAAAATTCAAAGAAGTATTTAATTATTATATAAATCAGTTTGGAGATAATGAAAATGTATATGGCGAAGATTTAGCAATGTATAATAAAGTGTGTAAAAAATTAAACATAATTCCATAAATAAATTAAATTAATAATTCACAGGCAAATCACAACTTACAAAATTTGCTTCTCCTTGCGCATTCCACGAAACAACCAATACAATAACTTCAACACCTTGACTTATAGCATCATTAAAAGCGGCCTTATAAATTGGGTCTAATAGTGAAGCTTGAAAACTGGAAACATCAGTTCGTTGAATTACAAAGCAAATAATTGGTCTAAAGATTTTTGAATGACTAATTTCAGCTAATTCATTAATATGTTTTAATGCACGTTCGCTTACAACTTCGCCTTTCTTTTTTCTGTAGCCATCTGGAAAATATGAGATTTTTTTATTAATGTCAACATTAGCAAAGTCACCATTCTTAATCATCTTTTTGCGTTCTACGCTAGACACATCGGCATAATCGGCTAATGGAACATTTTTAACTTCTAACACAAAATACTTGCCGTGTTCATCAATTCCGACAAAATCAAAACGTGAATTAAGCAAACACACTTCGCGCTTATAGGTCCTAATATGTGTCAATGTTTTTAAGTAATTTTGTGTTAGTGCATTTTCTACTAATGTTTCGGCTAGTTTGGGGTCTATACCAATGAGTTGATTATTTGTAATGATCAGATCACTAATAACTTTTTCTTCGTAAAAGCGTGCCAAATAAATTTTGTAAGAGCAAACCTTAGATTTGGATTGCGCACAATTAGACTTCATAGGTGACGCATAAACATAACAATCTTTTTCGCATAGCCCACAACAACCCAAGGAAGCACAATGTGCTTGAACAATTGTTCCATCTTCAAGTTCTATATCGGCAACATATGGAGTTTTACACACTTTGGATGGTCGCGATACAATTTTTACCAAAATTAAATCATTTAACTTATGAAGCATAATAGGAAGTATAATTTAAGTTTATAATGTAAAAACTAATAACATTAATAAGCTTATCAATTTTTATTAGCATTGCTATAGTAAAGATAATGTATAATTAAATTTTATAAAAAAAGTTAATACAAAAGTTATATAAATTTTCTAAGTGCGACTATTAACATAGCTAGTTAGTGCTTCAACCGTTCGTTGTCCATTATATTCATCTATTTTAGCATTATTTTCATCTAATAGCAAAATTGTTGGAAAGCCGGAAATAGAATAACTAGTGATTTGGTCTTGCACTTGTGACTGTTCAAATTTATATGTTTTAATAGAACTAGAATTTGCCGAACAAAATTTATCCCAAATTGGTGTAAAATTTTTACAATGACCGCAACCATTCATATAAAAATATACAAGTTTAGTTGAATTATCAGACAACATAGAATCAATATTTGCATTTTCAAAATTTTCTTTAAATAAATTATTTGAAGGTAAAACATAATAAACAATAACATATAACAATACTAAAACAACTGCTAAATATATAAGATTTATAGGTTTTTTAACAAATTTTGAAATAGCACCTATAGGTAAAATGTCCTTTAATGTGCGAAGATTTGGTCTTAATATTACGTTATCGAGTTTAGGCATTTATAATATATATAATTATTATTTTCTAGAACAGTTAATATAGTTTAGTTCTAACTTTTTTGTTCCAAACTTGTTTTTCCTATATTTTCTTGTAATGTGTTTTTTTGCCCTAAATTTTTTTGTCCTAAATTTTTTTGTATTATGTTTTTTTCCTCCTTTTGTTGAATTAGGAATAGTAGGAAGACCAGGAATATTGGGAGCAATAGCCATTTCACTTTTACCAGCGGTGTTATCATAACTGTTACCACTAATTTTATTACTTATATTAGCAAGTTTGTCATATAAATATTTATCAGGAAGACCAAAACTTCTATAAAATAGTTTTGAAAATATGCTATCTAATGTTACAGCATTTGATAAACATTCATCTCCAATATAACGTCTTGTTAAAGATGGGGTTTTTTTAGTGCTACTTAGCTTATATGTTCTAAAAATAACAATAATATTATAAACTGTTGTTGTTAAGCGTTTATCTGTTCTATTATCTATATAAAAAAAGTTGTCTTTACCATACTTGACACCAAATCTATTAACATGCTCGGTTATAATATTTTTTATAATTTCTTCTTTTTTTGGATTATCATAGTTATCATATTTTTTATTTGTCATAATACTATGATATTTAGCTGTTATAGTAGAACGTTCATTATTTGAAATATCATAAGCAATATATGTATCATCTATAGTTGTGTTATCAATTGAAATTTTATTGTCTATTAAATTGAAATTTTGACGAAGCAAATACAAAATATTTGCATTTATATTGCTAATTTTTTTTATGTCTTCATCTTCTTTTTTCTTTTTTTTTTCTTGATCTTCTTTTTCATTTTTTTTATCTTTTGCTGTTTTTGCTTTTTCTGCTTTTTCTTTTAGCTTTTTTAGACGTTCTTCTCGTTGTTGTAGGTCTGTTATTGCTGATGCAACCTCTATGTCTTTTTTTTCTTTTTCTTTTTCTGCGTTTTCTGCTCTTCTTTTTTCTTCATCTTTTTTTTTTTCTTGTTCATATATTTTTTTTAAATTATGTTGTTCACTATATCTTTTTTTATATTTATTTACAATATCAGCATTGAAAAACAATTCTTGTATTTTATCTATTCTTTTTTCCCTTTTTAAACTATTAAAAAATGCTGCCATGCTATCGGTTTCTTGTTTATATTTAAACATATCAAATATATACATAGTGTTATATTTAGCAAAATCTTTATCCAAATCACTAGGTTTGAATTCACGAGGCGCACTTAATTTTAGACTTTGAAGTTCTAAATCGTCAACTATATAGTGAATTTTGATTATTGGAATATCAATAATAGCAATAGTTTTTAATCTCAAGTAAATATTTATTTTTTTTGGTTTATCATAGTCTTTTTTAACCATATGAATGTATGGTAAATCATAAAATAAGATTTCATCAACATAATACTTTTCTCCTTGAATATTTGTTAAAATTGTTTGTTTTTTTAAATATATATTTTTCAGCAAATACATTACATTATAAAACATCAAGGCATCCATTTTTTCATCGTCATCAAAATCATCTGTTTTCTTACTATTATTAATATATTTATGATAGTCTACTATATATCTATTAATAGCATCTCTACTATTGAGTTGTTTCACTCTACTATTAGTTCCTGAGTTAAAATGTATTAAATTATCTTTAATTGTTTTACAATAGTCTTCATTTGTAAAAATTTTATGAAATTCCGACAACTTATTTGTGCCCTCCATTAATTTTTTTACCTTGTCTATGTCTATAGGTTCTCTTGGATCATTATAATCATAATCATAACCGCTTCCTTTTTTTAAATATCTATCAATATGTTTTATAAAAATTGTTCTAAGATCTTGAATAACCGTATTATCAAGATAATAAATATCTCTAAAAATACGGATTTTTTTTGAGCTACTATCTTTCATTTTTGCTTCTAGTCTTGCTGCTATTTCTTCTTCTGTACCTCCTTCTTTGTTAGCAGCTTCTTCTGCTCTCTTAGCTGCACTTCCTGTCTTTGTAAATTTTCCATCTTTTAATACTATAGAATTAGTATCATTAATATTATCAATATAAAAAATATTATTTACTTGATCTTTCAACTCAATATTAACTTCATACCCCTCTTCATAAGCTTTGAATTTTTCTCTTGATTGTGTTTGGGATCTTTGTTGTGTCCGGGGTCTTGATTGTTGTTGTTGTTGCATACTATTATTTAAACTATATTATATTAATATTAAAAATAACTAACATTATTAAAAGATTCAATTATATTTAATTTATTATAATTACTTATTTGCTCTTTAGCTTTCTTTAATGTGTCATACGCATTGTTAATTTCGTGATCACTAACAATTTTATCATTATTAGCAGTTGTTTGAGACAATTGTTTATATTTGTTTGGTAATATATTATATTTTGATTCTTCATTAAACAAATAGTTTGCTATTACTATAAAAATAATAGTAATAATAATAGAACTAAGAATATCTTTTGTATTAATAAAAGCTATTGTAAAAATTAGGACTTCTCGAGCAATATTTTTTAATAATAGTTCTTGACCTTTTGTTAATTTTAATTCAATATATCGCGAGCCAATATTCATAGCAATCATACATATACCGGCAAGCAGTTTATTGCTATTTAAATCTTTATTTAAATCACTTAACATACTAAGATAGTTGTATTTTTTTAAATATATGTTGAATCGTTCATTGAATTTTTCGAACATTTTAAACATTATTTAAAATAGTATTGTTATATTAATAAAATATTAATATAATTTATTAAAATTTTTAACAAAAAATTAGCAATTGGCTATAATAGTGTTATTTACTAAATAATTCTATTATAATTATAAATAGAGTTATTTAGTAGTTTTTGAGAATAATATAATCTTATTTTTTTATAACAATATAATAATATGATTCAACTAAATCCGGCTCCACTTGATCTTGAGAATTCTAATTTATTAGAATCCAAATTAACTAAAAATTCTAATAAAACTTTGAAAAATAAAAAATCAGTTGAATTCAGTAGTAATACTAATCCTAACACAAAAAATACTGAGTTAGCAAAAGATAAAATAACTACTTTAGGAAATTTAATGTCAAAGATACACGAAAATAATGAGGAAGATGATGAATATAGTAATAATAATAACTATAGCGCAAATGTTATAGATGAAAGTATTAGCAAATCATTAACAAGTAGTTTAAATAGCGAACTAGAAAAAATTCAAAAAATGAGACAGTCGGGAAACAATATACCGCATAATGTCTTTTTTAATAACAATGAATTAACCACTAGTCAAGGTCTTGAACAAAATACTCCTCAAAATAATTCTATAAATAATCCTACATCAAATAATAGCAATTTATTTAATTCGACCTTATTAGGAAATATAGCAAAAACTGGCGACTTCTCAAATTTTAATGATAGTTATAATTTAAAATATAATCCATCTTCACAAGCTACTAATTCACTAAATTATGATAATAACAAACTCTTGTCAAAATTGGAATATATAATTCATTTGTTAGAAGAACAACATAATGAAAAAACAAATTATATTACAGAAGAATTAATATTATATTTATTTTTAGGAATATTTATACTGTTTGTATTAGATTCATTTGCTAAAGTAACTAAATATGTTAGATGATTTAATAGTTAAATCAATAACATTTAAAGCTATTTTATTAATTATTATGATAATCAATAAAATAATCTTATGACATTGGTAAAAGAATATTTAGAATATACTAAACACTATAAAGTACTTTATGGCACTAAAACATTAGTTTTAATGGAAGTGGGCAGTTTTTACGAATGTTATGCTATAAAAAAGGCAGAAGGTGTTTATGAAGGAAGTGATATTCTAGATTTTACACAAATTAACGATATGATAATTGCTAATAAAAATACGTGTGTTGATGAACAAAATATTGTAATGGCTGGATTTGGAGTAACTCAATTAGACAAATATGTTAGAAAAATGTTGCTTCACGGATACACAATAGTTGTGTATATACAAGATAAACAAGCATCTAAAACTACTCGCAGTTTGGGATGTATATATTCGCCTGGAACATATTTTGATAACAATGACTATTATAGTCAGGGCGGAGCAAATGAATCTTTAAGCAATAATACAATGTGTATATGGATACACTATAGCAAAAAAAACAGAATTGTTAAAGAAGACATGATTACACTTGGATTAACATTAATAGATATTATTACAGGAAAGCTTGTAAGCTATGAATATACTATTAATTATAGCAATAGCCCAACAACATATGACCAATTGGAAAAATACATTTCTATTTATAATCCATGCGAACTAATTATTATTACTAATAAAAATAGTCAAAATGGTGTAAATAGTCATTTTATTGATGATGTTATTAGTTACGCAAATATTAATTCGGCAAAAATTCATAAGGTTTATTTATTAGAGGATGAAGATGCAAATACATATACAAATACAAATACAAATACATATACAAATACAAATATAACTAGCTTTGAAACGATTGCAAAAAATTGCGAAAAACAGTTATATCAAGAAACATTAATAGATAAAATATATGGAGCAGGTTCTTATAGAGGCAAATCTGAATTTCAAAATTATAGTGTAGCCAATCAAAGCTTGTGTTTTTTGTTAGTGTTTATTGAAAAACATAATCCAGCATTAATTAAGGCAATTGACTATCCGCATTTTGAAAATATTAACAATCAATTAATTTTAGCAAACCATTCTCTCAAACAATTAAATATGATTAGCGACCAGCGCTATAATGGCAAATTAGGATGTGTAGCTAATTTTTTAAATAATACAATTACTAACGCGGGGCGGCGCAAATTTGCCTATGATTTATTACACCCAATAAATAATATTGCTAGTTTAAATGCAAGTTATGATGTAACACAAGAATTAATAGACACAAAATTTTATAAAATTATTAGTATTTATTTATTGAATGTGAGAGATATTGAGAAGTTTGAGCGAAAACTAAATATGTATAAGTTAGACCCAAAAGACTTTGGAACATTATATGCTAATCTCTCTAACATTTCAATATTATATGAAAAAATTAGAACTTCTAAATCTAATATTTTACTTTATTCATATATTAGTAGTCTAGTAAATTGCGACATTTGTGCTAGCATTAATTATCTCAATAGTTATATTGAAAAAGTGTTTGATTTGAATAAACTTGCTTCTATTACTTGTGATAAGTTTGTTAGTTATAGCCTATGTGAGCTCGACTTTATTAATAAAACTTATAATAAAAAATTAGATAAACTATTTAAAAATTGTTTTGATTCACAAGAACAATTAGATGCAATTGTTAAATTTTTATGTGAATTGTTGAGAGATTATGAGAAACAAAAGACTGGTTCAAGTGCCTCATTGACAACAAAAAGTGCCAAGGCGAAAAATGCCAAGAAAACACTAGTTCCTCAACATGAAGATGGCGACGATGACGACGATGAAGTAACGTGCATTCACAATAGTGATTTACTTGCTAATCCAAAAACAAATAATGACTTGGGAGAGAGTACTGCGTCTTCATTAGCCTATAATTATGTTAAAATTCATGAAACAGCTAAAAGCGATGCGCTATTAATTATTACAAAACGTCGTTCCACTTTATTAAAAACATTAATTAATAATCTTATTGACAAGTCTGGACCAAAATATAGTATATGTTATAATTCAAAATATAGCAAAACCAATGAAATTATTGAACTGGACTTAACACTTATTGATTTTAAAAGCCATGGTTCAAATAATAGTAATAATGTAATAATATCAAGCCAAATTAGCAGTTTAACTCATGCTATTCAAAACTCGAGAGATTGGTTAATTGAAGAACTAGTTGCTACTTATAAAACTATTATTGGAGAATTCAATAATTTAACAGCGAGTTTTTATAAAACTAAGAACAATGCTTTAGAAAACACAAATACAAATAAAAATACTTCACTACTTGGGTCAATCTCTCAATTTGTAGCGCTAAGTGATGTATGTTATGTAAAAGCTTATAATGCGTTAAAATATAATTATTGTAAACCGCGTATTGCGAACGATCCTACATTAAAGACAAAGTCATATGTTAGTTTTAAAAAGCTTAGACACTGTTTAATAGAGCATTTAAATGCACACGAATTATATGTAACAAACGATTTAGAGCTAGGAACAAGTACACATGGAATTTTATTATACGGCACAAATGCTGTTGGAAAAACAAGTTTTATTAAGTCAATTGGAATAGCCATTATAATGGCTCAAGCTGGAATGTATGTTCCATGCGAAGAATTTACATATTATCCATACGAATATTTATTTACGCGTATTTTGGGTAACGACAATATTTTCAAAGGTCTCTCTACTTTTGCCGTAGAAATGTGTGAATTACGAACAATTATGAAAAATGCTAATAGTAACAGTATTATTTTAGGCGATGAATTATGTAGTGGAACAGAAACTACATCGGCATTAAGTATTTTTGTAGCAAGTTTAGAGAGATTACACTTTATACAAAGCACTTTCTTATTTGCGACACATTTTCACGAAATATTGGAATATGAAGAAATTAAAAGTCTTGACAAACTTGATGCTTATCATATGTGTGTATTATTTGACCGTGAAAAAAACACATTAATATATGATAGAAAGTTGAGACATGGACACGGTGAATCTATGTATGGACTAGAAGTATGTAAATCACTGGCTTTGCCTGACGATTTTATTGAGCGTGCATATGCTATTCGAAACAAATATAATAAAACACATAGTAGTGCTAGTGTAATAGAGGCAAAAAAAAGTCATTATAATGCAAATAAATTGCGAGGAATGTGTGAATTATGTTGTGATAACGAAGGGACAGAAATCCATCATTTACAATATCAGAAAAATGCTAAAAACGGAATTATTAATGGCGAATTTAATAAAAACCATAAAGCCAATTTAATAAATATATGTGAAGCTTGCCATCATAAAATTCACAATTTAAACAGCGAATTTAGAATAACAAAGACGAGCGATGGCTACAAATTGCTTCCATTGTAAAAATAATAATATTTTATTATTATAACATAATAATATATTATATGGAGAAATCTCCAAAATCTCCAAAATCTGAAGAATCAACAGCAACATATGTTATTGCCGCACATGGAAATATGCTCACATCTATCTTAGGTACTCCACAAACAAAAAAATATTTTGCTATTAATATACCAGAAAATGTTGAACTATATACACATGATACTTTAGAAAAGTGCATTCCTATGTATAAAACAGAGTCGGATTTTATATGTAAAAATTATAAAGATGAACTACAACAGTCTCTCAGTCCTGCTTTTAAGTTTAGTCATGAAGATGGAGAACTTAATAAATTTCCTGAACTATTTTTTACACCCGATAGTAATACTCCAGCACATTTTTACACAGGTATAACACATTGTATTCCAGAAGCACTTAGAACTGCCGGTTCACGAAAAAAAGAAATAATTTATAATATTGATGCTAAAAATACAAAAGATTGTGCATGTAGTTCAATTGTTTCTAATAGTATTGATATACCTTATGATTGTGAGAAAAAATATAGTCCCTATTACAAAGAGCAATTAAGAGGTTATAACTATGATCCTAATAGTAATACAAGTAAATGTGGTCCAATTTTATTGAGCGAAGCTGTAAAAGTTATTAAAGCACATTGTGATACATATTATGAACCCAATTGTGTAATAAAAATTTATATATTTTCATGTTTGGTTGAAAGGGATTTAGAAACATTAATATATTATTATAAGAGGGCATATAACAACGCAAAACAAGTAGTAGATTCTTATTATAAACAAACACAAGACGCACTAACACGAGACACTGCACTGGTTTGTACTCCTTTAAATAGTTCACCATCTTGTATTAGTGAAAGGCCTCCAACATACAATCCAAAACCAACTAGTGTAAGACTTGTAACATCAGACACAGAACAAATTATGGCAAGGCTTAATGACTTAACTTCACAGCCCCGAAAAACACTAAGAGAATTACTAACAGAAACACCAACATTTGAACCACCAACAGAAACACCAACATTTGAATCACCAGCAACATATTTGCAAAGTAAAGCTAACTTAAGGGACTTTTATTATGAAGTTAGTGAACCAAAAAATAATGCACTTTCAAAAGTTGTTCTTACAAATTATGTAGAAAATTTATCAGACTTTAAAGCACTACCATTAATACAATCGCATCTTTCTAAACATAGATTTAGTATAGATTTTAAAGTATTTGAATTTATAACTTATAAAGACGCATATATGGAATATACAAAAGAACAAGATGCCAAGATTGATGCCCCACGACATAAAAGACTTGAACAATTACAAAAAAAACATAGAGCATTAAGTAGACAGTATCTTAGTTTTTATTTAATTAATGCGTTAAATAAAATTAGAGCGGAGCGCGGTGTTGACATTACTATTTTGCCTGAATTCAATACAATTAGCTTCGTTCGTCCATTTACTAAAAGCGTTACAGATAATGAGTTAGTTGATAGCGACTTAATTATTAGAGTCTATGATGAATTAAAAAAATTAATAGCACTAGAAAAAGCAAAAAAAGCATTAAAAAAATTAATAGCACTAGAAAAAGCAAAAAAAGCAAAA